GCAACTGGCCTTCCCGGCGGCACTTTGGGCGCAACGTACACGGCCATTGACGCTGATGATGGGCGCGTCCTGCTGACGCCAGTGACCTGCACCGTCACCGTGAACACTGGTCGAGTCGCCGGGTTCTCGCAAATCTACGTTGGCGCTGGCGTGGTTTCGTTTGCCGGAACCGCAACCGTCACCGACAAGCGCACAACCGGCGCAACAGACCCATGCTGCGGCCTTCTGTGCATCGGCGTTGACACCTACGAGGTGCGCGGGTCCAAGGCGTAAGCGATGCAAGTACCGATCCTTTCCGGCATCTACGCAGACAACAAGGCTCAGGTTCGCACGTCGTACCCTGTGAATATGATCCCTGTGCCTGTGCGCAGCGGCATCTCCAATGGCTACCTGCGGCCCGGCTATGGATTGGTTCAGCAGGGCGTTGGGCCTGGCGCTGATCGTGGCGGCATTGAGTGGCGTGGCGTCATGTACCGCGTCATGGGAACGAAGCTGGTCAGCGTCAATGCTGCCGGTGTCGCGTCCGTGCTTGGCGATGTTGGTCTGGGTGCGTGGTGCTCATTCGACTACTCGTTTGACCGGCTATCAATCAGCTCAGGTGGTCGGCTGTACTACTGGAATGGTTCAACGCTCACGCAGGTGACGGACGCAGACCTGGGGCCATCCATCGATCATGTATGGGTTGACGGGTACTTCATGTCCACCGATGGCACGTCTCTTGTCGTCACTGAACTGACAGACCCAACACAGGTGAACCCGCTCAAGTACGGATCATCCGAAGTGGACCCAGACCCGATTGTGTGCGTCCTGAAACTTCGCGGCGAAATCTACGCAGGCAACCGGAACACAATCGAAGTGTTCTCAAACGTGGGCGGCGACTTCTTCCCGTTCTCGCGTGTAGATGGTGCGCAGGTGCAGCGCGGCGTCATTGGAACCCATGCAGCCTGCATCTTCGGTGACGTGATCGCCTTCGTTGGGTCTGGTCGAAACGAGCCGCCTGCTGTGCACATTGCTGGGTCTGGATCGTCTGAGAAGATCAGCACTGACGAGATTGACAAGATTCTGGCGACGTACACAGAGGCGCAATTGTCTCAAGTGGTTGTCGAGTCGAAGATGACCGGCTCTCACGCGCACATTTACATCCACTTGCCTGACCGCTGCGTGGTGTACGACCTGAACGGGTCAAAGGCTACTGGTGAACACGTCTGGTTCACGCTCACAAGCGCGACTCAAGGCTTTGAGAAGTACCGCGCAAAGGGGCATGTCTGGTGCTATGACCGATGGAACGCAGCAGACCCAGTGGCCGGGAAGTACGGCTATCTGAGCGATGAGGTTTCGTCCCACTGGGGCACCCATGTTCGCTGGGAGTTCGGCACGGCCATCGTCTACAACGAAGGAAAGGGCGCCATCATCAACGAGCTGGAGCTTGTCCCGCTGTCCGGCCAAGTCGCCATGACTGACAACCCCACCATTTGCACGTCATACAGCGCAGACGGTGAGCTTTGGTCAACACAGCGTTGGATCAGCGCAGGCAAGCAAGGCGAGCGGGCCAAGCGCCTGACGTGGTTTCAGTGCGGGATGATGAGGAACTGGCGAATCCAGCGCTTTGAGGGCGACTCACGCGCCCACGTGTCGGTGCTTCGCTTGAACATGGCGGTTGATCCGTTGGTGTACTGATGGCATCCGTACCGAAGCTAACGCGCCCGCAAATCTCCCGCATCGTCAATGGCGATGAGCAGGCCATCCGGTTTTTCGAGGCGCTGATTGCTCGCGCACTGACAGATACGCCGGACGACATCGACGCAATCCGAAGCAGCCTGAGTGATGTGACGGCTGAGGCTGCCGCTGCGCTGGTCAACGCCTTGAGTGCTAGGGCTGAATTGGCGCGCATCGCCGATGCTATTGAGGCAGTTCAGCCAATCGTTCCAATCGTGATTGAGGACGTTCCGTACATCCCTCCACAGCCACAGCGCCCGAAGTATTACGGGGCGTTCAGCGACTCGACCACGCAGACTGCGGCAGTCATCAACACGGCCTATCCGATCACGTTTGACACCACGGACATGAGCTATGGCGTCAGCATCGGAAGCCCGGCATCTCGCGTTTATGTCGATAACAGCGGGGTCTACAACTTCCAGTTCTCGGCGCAGTTGGACAACACGAGCGGCGGCGTGGTGCTTGCCGTGATCTGGTGCCGCGTCAATGGCACCGACGTTCCCCGCAGTTCAGGCCGCGTTAGGATCAAGGACAACAACAGCGAGGCTGTACCGGCTTGGAACTACGTGCTGGAGCTGAATGCTGGTGATTACTTTGAGCTGGTGTGGGCGACTGATGATACGGCCTTGCAGATCCAGGCTGACGCAGCTACAGGGCTTCATCCTGCCGTTCCTTCGGTCATCTTGACCGTCACAGACAACATTTCATGAGGCAATCATGGCATCCATTGAAACCGTCCTGATCGAATCCAAGACGCTTGAAGGCGCCCAAACAGACCAGTACACCTCTACTGGTGTGCGTACGCGCATCCACAAGTTCACACTGACGAATCAGGACGCAGTGGCGCGTGCCGTGAGCGTCAATCTGATCCCATCCGGTGGCTCTGCCGGTGCGTCAAACCTGATCGTCAAGGCGCGCAACATTCTGCCTGGACAGACATACGAATGCCCTGAACTGGTGGGGCAGCTTTTGGCGTCTGGCGGGAAGATCAGCACCATCGCCCCGGCTGGCTCAAGCGTGACATGCCGGGCGAGCGGCGTTGAAATTGCCTGATCGTGTCTTGTGTGGAATAATGGGGCCGCTGAGTTCAGGCATCCAGCGGCCATCATGGGAATGATGACACTATGACCGAACTAGCTCCGTCGAATCAGGACGCCATTCAAGCGATGCAAGACGCCATGCGCGCCATGCCGCAGGCTCCTGCGTTCAAGACGGAGCACAGCTTCTTCGCTGGCATGTATACGCGTCGTATGGTGATCCCGGCTGGCACATTGATTGTCAGCAAGGTCCACAAAGCCGATCACCTGTTTGTTGTTTGCGCCGGGGAAGTCTATGTTGCTGGTCAAGGTGAAACTCGGGTTCTCAAGGCTGGCGACGTGCTGCCATCACCTCCCGGCACTCGCAGGGCTGGCGTTGCAATCACTGACGTGATCTGCATGACTATTCACAAGACAGACAAAACGTCAATTGATGGCTTGGAAGATGAGTTGATGGAGGTTGATCCTTCAGCGCTTTACGATGCTGACAACAAGCCAAAGCCTAGTGTGATCACATCACGCGAATTTGAAAAGGTTGGGGGCTGATATGGCATGGGTTGCTACGGCTATTGTTGGTACTTCATTGGTTAGCGGCTACATGGCGTCCGAGGCTCAGGGCGATGCCGCTGACACGGCTGCTAACGCTCAAACTCAGTCGTCTCAGGCTCAGATCGGAGAATCGCGCCGCCAGTTCGACGAGATCCGCAAACTGCTGGAGCCATACACGACGGCAGGCCCTGGCGCACTCAGTCAACAGCAAGCGCTTCTCGGTCTTTCTGGTGCTGATGCGCAGCGTTCGGCCATTGGTGCGCTTGAGAAGTCGCCGCAGATGCAAGCGCTCACGCAGCAGGGCGAAAACGCCATCCTTCAAAACGCCTCGGCAACCGGCGGGCTCCGCGGCGGGAACATTCAGGCTGCTTTGGCGCAGTTCCGGCCTCAGATCCTGTCATCCATGATCGAAAACCAGTACTCCAAGCTGGGTGGACTCACATCCATCGGCCAAAACGCGGCGGCTGGCGTCGGCAACGCAGGCATGAACGCATCGAATCAGGTCAACCAGGCATTGGGCAACATCGGATCGGCTCAGGCCGGTGCGGCGCTGGCTTCTGGGCAGGCTCAGGCAGGATTTGCCAACACGCTGGGGCAGGTTGGCGGCTTCGTTGGCTCGCGCTTGTTCGGCGGCAGTGGCATCACGCCTAGCGCTGGGTCTGTTGACGCTTACAACAGCATCGGAAACGTGCAATTCGGCGCAGGCGACACATCGGGGCTAGGCTTCGGCTTTTGAGGTGACACATGGGACCGTTTGACTACACATTCCAGCAGCCAACCGACCCGTTCGGCAGTGCTGTGAAGGGCTTTGAGTACGGCACGCTTTTGAACGAGCGTGATCGCCAGCGCGCAGCAGAAGAAGCCCAAGCACAGGCCGCACAACAACGCCAAGCGCAGATCAGCGAGATTCAGAATCGGTACTACTCGACCAAGCAGCCGACTGCGCAGGACTTCATGCAGTACGCCTCTACGCTTGACTCAAAGATGATTGAGCCGATGCTCAAGGCGTTTCAAGAGTCTGGCGCAGAAGGTCAACGCCAGACGCTACAACAACTGAGCCAGATCGG